ATGAAACGTCCACGTTATACAAAAAACCAACTCTTTCGTGAAATTGAATGCGGTCTCTCAATTGAAGAGACCGCTGATCTCTGTTGTAAGCATATCAATACTGTGAAAGCATGGGACAGAGGGCGTGAAATGCCTGAATGCTGTCGTCGATTAATGCGGCTTAACACAGGAAGAGTTATCAGCCACAAGAAGAACTGGGAAGATTTCAAAATATCCCATGATCATATCGTTACACCAACTGGTGAAACTATCACTCCTCAACAAATCCTCTTGGCTCAAGCTCTTATGTACGGTCAGGATAAAGAAACCCTCCAAACAAGTTCAAAGTTGTTAAGGTTAGCTAGAGCTGTAGCGAAAATCTTAGTATTAGAGAGGCGCTAAACGTCCTCAAAACAGAGAACGCCGATAGTTCGGTGGAATTTACCCCCGTAATACAGATTCGGGGGTTTTGCCTTTCCTTCAAGCGCATCACGTTTGTGCGTGCGCTCGTTCCGAGCACACACTCAACCGTAATTGCGCTTTATTAGTCAGACGGAAAGCCGCTATACGTATGCTGCAAAGCTATGAGCAATTTTGGGCGTTTTAGGTGATTAGGTCGTTTGGCTTAGCAGGAAGAGGGAATTTGATGCCATAAGAATATTTGGGAAGCTCCGCGCCATTTAACGACACGAGACACTCAGCTTTAGTGTGGGCTTGGTGTCTCGGTCGCGTAAAACGCTCCCTTATCCCTTCGGGGCGTACTTAGATAGTAGCTAAATCACGCATCACTTTAGCTCTCATGGTCATGAACATATGTAATGTATCGTTAAATCCTGCAGCGCCATAAAAACCAAAAGAATCCACTCCAAATTCGTGCGTTAAATCTAATTTTTTCCGCAGCTTCTGAATGTATTGCTTATCGTAATCCTCTTTACCTTTGCTCCCTTTTTGCAAGATGGATGTTTTTAATACGCCATCCTTATAAATAGGTATAGTTCTACCGTCACATTCCCCCACGTCATAACCAAATCTAACAAGGATTTCTCTCAACTGCTGAAATTTAAGAGGATGTTCACCATTAGTTCGTCTTCGAGAGTTTTTCTTCAGCCATGTTGCTATCGACTTTAGTTCGTTATCACGACTACATCCTAACTCATGAGCAGCTGCTTTACGTGTAAACTCAAACATTTCAGAGTCTGTAGGAATGGTTAACCAGTAACCGTGTTCGCTCATGTAGACAATAGTGGAGAGGAGTGCTGTGCGCTTGTTGCCATTGTGGAAACAGTGGTTGTTGATAATAGAATGAAACAGAGCAGCACATTTGTTATACACACCTATGTAAGCGTCTTTTCCGCCAGCCGTCATAAGTGGTCTGCAAACTGCTGATTCTAGTAGTTCTTCGCTTTTAATACCGGCAGGGGAAATAGGATCATCTCTATTGGCGAAGTATTCAACTAAGTATCCATGTATGTATTTAATTTCTTCAATTTTCATAAAAGTCCATTTGCTCATTTTTCATACTTTAGCAAAAGCTATTATATTTGAACGACCAAATGGAACAATCATAATTTTCAATAAAAACAAATAATTCAAACAATTCTTCGATGTTTTGACATACGGTAGATTTGGTCGATTCCTTGTTCCATTTTACGTCTAGCGGATATATTAGCGGAATGAACTTTAAGCCTTGGTGGCTCAAAATTATTCAAGACCATTTGTTTTTCAATCCACAAAATAACATCATATCCAGTCCCTTTGCGGTCATCACCTAAGTCGTGATCAAGACTGATTTCTGTAACCTTGCCATCCGTTAGCATTGAAATAACTTCATTAGGCCAATAAGCACGAACCCAGCCTTCTGGAGTTGTACGTTCATCATCTAAATATACTTTCATGATAAACCCCTAATCATGACTACGAAATCCAAACTTTCGCCAAACAACTTACATAAACAACACTAGACTATCGACACATAATTATCGAGACTAATGTAACAATTTTAGAAACAACATGGTCTTATATGTACAATTAAACGTACAGTAAGACGATTCAAGTACCGAGATGACTTTATATGTTTAATTATTAATCGTTCTGGGTCAATAGAATTTCGGAAAAAGGTCAAAGATTAATCAAATTGCCACAACATGTAGAACTACATCCAATGTCCGGTTACTGCTTTTCTCCGATTCAGAACGAAACAAAACGCCTAGGTACGGGATGTCACCAAGCACCGGTACTTTCATTGTCACGGTTTGTGAGTCTCTCGCCATCATGCCGCCTAGTGCGATGGTTTGACCGGATTTGATCGTGAGAACGGTATCTATTTGTCGCTTGCTCGTGACAATGTCACTGGCTTCCACAGATTTATCAACACGACTAAGCTCTTGTTTTACCCTGAGTTTAATATCCCCATTCAAACCAATCATAGGCTGGACCCAAAGCGATAAGCCTACATCTTTACGTTCAATCGTCTGAAACGGTTTACTGCTTCCATCAGTTTCTGTGGTGTACGAGCCGGTGATGATAGGCAGCTCCTGACCAACACTAATCAAGCCACTGTGACCGTGCAAGATGCTGATTTCAGGGCGGCTCAATATCTCGGTTTTGTCATTGGACTCAATCCAACGCACAAACGCATTAAAATCGTCATTGGTTGCGGTGAAATTAGGAGAGCCGGTTAAGAACGCAATGGCTGAACCATCAAACGCCGTCTTAATTGCACCCGCACCGGCAGCGAGATTGACCGTTAAATCTCGTAAATCACCGTCTACCGTTTCCACAATCACAGCGCGTATCTTCACTTGTTTAAGTGGTTTGTCGACCGTATCGATGAACTCGACAATGTCACTGTGCATCGATTTAGGCGCGGTGATCATCAGTGCAGAGCCTGCAATGATACTGTCTACATTGGTTACATCAGGCACATCGAGCACGGACGATTGAACAACGAGGGACTTTCTCAGCGGTTCAAGTAAATCATCAGCAGTCAGATAGAGCAGCTTATAGGTGCGCGTGATGATTTCATTGCCGCCAGTGAGTTTGTTGCGCTTGTCTACGCGAATGACCGAACCCGATTCGATGTAAGTGAGGCTGTGAGCGCGCATAACGCTGAACCACACATCACGAAAGTTCGCCGCGCCCGAGGCTTGATAGAGCTTCAAGTCACCGTTCACTGACGGGTCAACGATGATGGTCTTATCAAACACTTTGCTTGAGATAATAAAGAACTCATTGAGCGTCTTACCGGCAAGGTTGGCTTCAAAGGCAAAGGCTCGGGAAGCGAGGCACAGCAAGGCGAGGGCAAGGATGCGTTTCATTAATAGAGCCCACCTTTGTTAAGCACGACATTGTCACCATTAGAGCGAGTTTGAGCGGTTTTACGGCGCTGATGGTTATCGCTTGAGACTTCAAACGGGTCAAAATACCCATAGCGGGCGATATTAAAACAGGCATGATCTTCCAATGCGTAGGCGGTGCCTTGCTGGGTAAAACAACTGCATTCATCATGCATAATCACACAAGTCAGCTCGGGATAATGGTTGGCTTCGTGCGTTAGTCCGTCATACACCGGTGCTGAAAAAGGTAGGGCATCGAGCCTTGGCAGAAATCTTTCTAGATACACTGTATTTATATCCAGTATTTTTGTTTCTTCCGTATTTTCGGCACTTTCAATGGTTGAAACCTCGCTCTGAACCACTTCAACAGATGCCGGTGTGACCTGTTTTTGAAACCACGAATAGAGGTAGAACGCCGCCGCGCTGATACCTAAAATGCCGACCGTTAAGCCGATGATGCCTTTCTTTAACTGCGGGTCGATTTTGACCTTTTGCGTGTGCTTGATGGAGCTGAGATAGACGCCATAGTATTTGTTATCGCGTTTGACTTTCTCTTTCTCAGCCTTGGCTAGTTCCGTCTTGTTGGCAGGGTCAAAGCCTTCGATGTGGAAATATCGATGCAGCCAATCACCGCCGATGAATTCGTAATGGACGTAATACTGCATACGCCGGCGGATGATTTGGTCAACATCTTTAAAGTCTTGGGAGATGTAGACTAAATCAATGCCTTTGTGCCGGTGTGTGGTTACGAACTTCACATCAGGCGACATGGCTTTACCCGCCGTTCTGTTGCCCCATATGTTCTGCACTTCATCAACCAGAATCACCGAACCGGCAGGCAGCGTGTGGATCTCTGTGGGATCATCAAACGCCGTCCAAGACAGGTTCAAGTGTTTAATGTCCTGATAGGTGATGGATTCTTCATCAAGTTCAAGCACCGCTAACGCTTCTTTAAATGCGGCGAGGCGCTTAGGGGATGCCAGTTTCTTAAACCAGTGCATCCACTGTTTGAACGGCTCATGTTTCTTGTAGTGAAACGCCAAATAGGGAAAGTCTTCGAGTGTCGCCAGACGTTGCTCGGTTTCAATGCGCAGCAGCTTTGATTCCAGCTCTTTGTTGTGACTGTTGGCAGGAAAATAGACGCCATAGAGCCAGCCTTGAAAACTGTTACACACCTTGTAATCGAGAAGCATCACGCGAATGCCGTGATAGTACACAGGACGGTCGGCAAAGTTGTCGTTCTCGATGATAAACTTGATGGCGTTAAGGCTTTTGCCTGTTCCCATCCCGCCACTGAAACCGTGCAACATTGCTTTTGCTCCTTATGCAGGGTCAACCGGTTTGCGCCACGATGGACGATAGCCGGTCGCCGACATTAAGCCGTTCAACGTAAACGAGAACACCACACAGGTGAGCACTACATTGATGTAGGTATCGACGCCCGCCATGCCCATCAGTGCCGCGAGTTTGGGTGTCACGCCGTTCATGTTCGACTGTATGTAGTCGGCGATCGAATCGATCGCCATTGAAACACCGGTGTAAGCCACAAGAGAGAAACCAACCGAAAGCGCCACATAGGTGGCGAGTCCTTTAGCCAAACTTGGAATGAGTGGAACCAACACAGTGGCTAAAAATCCAATAAAATACTGCATATTAAACGGCTCCTTGTGTGCGACCGATGATGAACAATCCCGTTAACCAGGCGAACGCGATAAGTAGGGGTCTTAACAATTCGGCGTAACGACAAGCGGGATCAAACTTAAATTCGATGGATTTGGATTCACCAAAGGCGCGAAACGAAATTCGCTCAGGTGCAGGACAGCCGCCGCCTCCAAAAGAAACGCCGCCGCTGAGGTACTTTTGATTCATGCGTGAGTAATCAACGGTGTCGCTCTGCACCAACAGCGTTTCATTGTTGAGTAACTTGATGCCTTTAAACGCCTCTTCCAGTTGCACCAGTTCGTCAGCCGTGCATGTGTTGTCGTACTGAACTTTGAGCAGGGCACATTGAATGACATCGCCGCGACACTCAAAGATAGACTTGTCACAATCGGCTCTCGCCATCGGCTTTGTCGTAGGTTTACCGTCGTTTCCTATTTCATTCGGGATCACCACTTTAGTTCGGCTCAGTGACTCAAGCATTTCTCGCAGTACACCCAATTGATGTTGGGAGAACTCATTGCCTCGCGCCAGTTGATCAAGCAATTGACCACCGAGGTTTTTGAGATTGGCGTTCACATTGCCCAAATGCTGATTAGTGACCGAGATTTCTTGCACAATCTCGCTGTCACCCGCCGATAATGTGGAGTTGATTGGCGGCTTTCTCACGGGATTGGGATTGGGCTCAGCGCGGTTTACTGGAGGTTGCTGCTTCTCACACAACTGCGGATTCATATCACAAAAGCTAGGAATGTTTTCGACCGTATCGTAGGTGCTGCCACCGATGGGCGGCAAGTCTGACGGAGTGGTGCTCTGCGGGGGAAGTTCACACTCCTCTTTACTGGGATCACAATAGGGTAAATCATTGTCGCTTTTACAACTCAAGCCAACAATACAGTTATTGGGGTTATAGTGACAACTTGATGACATGGTTGGAGATTCTCCCTCAACGTCCTCACACGACCAACGGTAATCGGTATTCCACAATTGGCTATTAGGGTTATTTATCTGGCACACATACTGTGCTTGCTGAAATTCCTTTTGTATGTCCGAATCGGCACAGGTTGGAATAGGGGGATCACACGACGTATTGGGAAACGTAGGTACTTGATCCGACTTGCAATTTTGCGCGGATTTTCTATTGATGAGCTGCCAGCGGGCGAATCGAATGGAGGCAGAAAACTTGCCCCAATAAAACTTCATTTGGTAAAGATCAGAAGTAAATTCAACATGATAGGTTTCGGGACTCGGTAGTGTCAGTGATTCATATATTTGGCTTTTGCATTGCTCCTTCAACGCCTCCGTAGCCGTTTCCTCTTCGGTAATGATAAGGCAATCACGGTAGTCTTCGGTCTTCAGTATCCAAGTGGCCTTAACTTCTAATGCCGTGCAAATCGGTGTCCAGACTAGGAGTGCAGCACAAATAAGCCGAGTAAAAATACGCAAATGACATACATTTCTAACGTCATAATGAACCATCCTTAAACCCTCTTAATTGATCAAAAAAGGGCTGAGTAAACAGCCCTTGAATTAGCAAGCAAAGGCGCCATTAACCACCGATTTTGCCCCACGCTTTTTTAGCAATGGTCAACAACAGATAAGCACCGCCAAGCGTACCAATCACTACACCAAATTCACCAATACTCGCCACCGCACCTGTGACATCGGGTGCCGCAGCTGAAGCCGCACCTGAAACCAAAGCCAAAGACACAGCGGAGACAACACTTGTTACATTCAACGTTTTCATAAAATGTTTTCCTTTTTAGTGGTGGAGAACCTTCTTCCAACACCAACAGAGGGCAAGAAACAATACTGTTTCAGGCATGACCTGTTTGAGTTGGTCGAGGGTCATATAAGGCGGCGCCAGTTGAGTGGAGATCTCTTCCAACGTCACCAAACGATAGCCACTTGAGCAATCGGGATACTCACAAGTGATAATGTAAGTTCCTGAATTTTGACTCATTATTTGGTCATGCCTGATGCTTTAAAGTGGGCTTTGATTTCATCATCAATCGGGATCAACTCCGTTACGATAGCGCCCGATAATGGGTCGGTCGGGTTGATTTCCATCTTGAGTTCGTATTCACGACGCGGAACTAACGCGCCAGTTTTTTCCAGTTTCAGCGCGTACTGATAATCGAGCTGAATAGGGTGGTCAAACTGCGGATTGACATCGCCCGACTCACCTAATGTGCGGCGTTTGAACTTCTCGACGTTGATTTCACGCAGTGGACGCGAGATATTGAGCTGAGCACCATCCCCCCGAAAACTGTTCCAGATGATGTCCACGCCTAACACAAATACACCTTTACTCATGATTAACACTCCAATGGGTCTGAGACAGACCGGTTCGTAATGGACTGGATTAACGCCGCATACGTATCAGGGAAGCGGAACTTGCGTCCGTCCCGTTGCAATAATCCAATGACCTTGGGAATATCGCCGTCGAATTCTTCAATCAGCGCGTTAAGGATCTTTCCGTACTGGCGACGCATCCAATAGGCAGCACTTAACACATCACACGCGACACGCTTTTCAGGCTGAGGCTTGGTATTAAAGACGGGAGTACTGCTTATCGATGCACTAAAAGCGTTCAATGCCGCAAAGGCGCCGTCAGGATTTAATAGGGCGTCGATGTCCCATTTTTTTAGCTCACACTCGGTGCGATACCAAACCATGCCGTTCTGAGCGAGATTCTGTTCAAGGGCTTTGTTGTAAATACGCCAGTAAATGCGAGAAGTTCGGGAGCCGACGGTGACCATTTCTTGGCTGTAGTGCTTAGTGCCGTTTTCACCAAAACGGTACTTGTGGTTTTCATTCACTGTCGGTGAAACGCCTCGGGAGGCGGTACGAAACGCATCTTCATAAGCGGCTTTGAGCGCGTAGTTACAATCGAACAAACCGTGATAATCGTCGAACGCCAAATCCAGACGCGCCAGCTGTTTGATACCTAACACGTTAGACAACCAACCGTGGAGCTCCCAAGCCGGCAGCTTGGTAAACACGTGTTTGCAGCCGGTGCCGTTAATCTGAAAATGCACTGTGTCTTGGTTGCCACCGATCCCCACGAAACCGCAAAAGTCTTCGCCATCGGCGGTGGTGAGTTTCATCGATTCGGTGTAGAACTGAAAACCAAATCCACGTGGTGCCGTCATGGTTAAACCGAGTACGTGCGTGGTAAACAATCGAAGGCAACGTTCTAAATACTCGGTGTACTGCGCTCGGAAAAATTCACGATACGTTTCAATGTCGTCGGCGCTGTGCGCACGAAAGTCGGTGAGAAATACCGGCTCTTGTGGAAAAAGGCGCGCTAACGGATTTATCATTACCGTATTACGCCGTAACTTTTTCATTACTTTCGGATCGTGTTCATGAGTATCCATGAAAGTGGCGCGTCCACAGTGGCGTAAATCTTTGACTTTGAAGGTGAAACAGAGGTAATCAATACTGACAGCCATCGAATACCCCCAAGTTCATCCGCTGTTGAGCGGTCGTGTTGGTGATGTCAACCAACTCATACTGCGTCACTTCCGCATCAGCCCAAGCGCACAAGTGATTCATACTACGAAATACATCCCATTCGGTTGAGCCGTACACCAGTACGGACACCGAATAATCGGGCAGCAAGTCGTAGTAGATCTTCGTCGTGTGCTTGAGCATTTATCGGATCGCTGCCTATAATCAGAGTGGTCAGGAATTGGCTAGAGCTTAGTAACCAAATATGGTGAATGCAAGACTCACAAAATACTGATTTTTAGCCTGTAATGACAAAAACGGAGAATGTGTGATGTACCAAAACTTACTAATTGAAGCCTATAAAAAGGCTCAAAACTACCAACAAGACCAACAGATTGCAGTGGATTTGGACATTCCTAAGCAGCGAATCAGTGATTTCCGCAAAGGAAAGCGTTATATGTCTGATGAACAAGCAATTTTTCTCGCAGAAAAAACAAAAATAGCCCCAGAACTGGCACTCATTGGTTGTCACGTTGACCGCAGCAAAAGTGTGATCTCAAAGGAGGTCTGGGAGCGCATGGCAAAAAAGTTCAGTAAGTATGGATTACAAAGATTTTCAATGAGTTATGGAGCAATTGTTATGGGATATGGTGTATTTCAACAATCTATTAATGACTACGTATTATGTATGTTATGTTAA